TAAATTTAGTTTTTACATCTGATTCATTTAGAATAGAAGTTAAATCTTCAATAAGAGATTCCATTAATTTACCTCTTTGGTTAGAAATTCTATCTAAAGATTCACTTATTCTATAATTCCACTTTGCAGAGTTATATGATTCCATAATATACTCTCGTAATTCAGATACTGGCTGTAGCCAAGCATTAGCTCCTAGTTTTTGGTATAGGTGTCTAGCTATCTTGAATTTAAGATTAGGATTAGTTGCATTTTCTATTTCTTCACTAATTTGTGAAAGGTCAGCATTTTTTAATTTCATAGGGAATGCTTTAATTGCTTCCTCTAATATAGTTAAAGATTCCTTAACAGAAAATGAAACTCTGGAATTTTCATTATCCATAGCTTTCAGGCCGTTAATACTCTCCATAACGTTTTCATACAGATCTGTTAATGTAAAGTTCATTTTGTTATGATTTTTTTGATTATTATTTTCAGTGTATATATCGGACATGTCTTTATGATGTTGTAAATATTTCATTAATGCTACTTCAGCCATAGTCTGTGGTATTCCCATACCAACTAAAATAGCAAGTACTTGTTCTTTACTCATTGATCCGCTATGATCAATTTTATTGTCATTATCAATATCTGACATCCTCCCACTTTGTTGAAACAAAACATGGATAATATCCATCAATTGTTGTGGAGGATTTTGCAAGTATTCTTGATCCTGATTAACACCAGCCTGTGGTTCTACCTTTCCATCAGCGTATACTTGTGTTTGTCCTTCGTTTATTGTGTTTTCCATATTACACTATTTGATTTGTTTTATATATTATAGTTCTCACCGGTTATTTGTTTATTAGTTATCAACTGTCCCTAATCCTGAATCTTCTTTTTTAGGTTCAGCGTCTGCATTACGATACAACCTACTTTCAGCATTCTCTGGAATGACTGGTGCTGAGGTTATTTCTGATTCTGAATAAGGCCCTCCGGTTAATATTGCATCAGGATTGATATATCCTCTATTACTAAAAGTACCGCTAGGTTGTACCTTTAATATACTTTCTTGAGACATATCAAACTTTTGAAATATTCCACCAAAGTATATACCTAATTCATTGTCTTTTCCAGATCTTAACATACCAACACCTGCAGCTTTAGGATTAGATACTATAGCAGTCTTTGTCATAAAGTCAATTTCAGGAATTAATATACCACCTTCAAATACTGGCATAAATGTTTTTACTTCTATATCAAAAGTTACCTCAAATTGTTTTTTATCATTTAATTGAAATTCAAATAATCTATCTTGGCTATAGTCTTCTGGCACTTGGCAGGTAGCCTGAACTCTAAACATTCCTAGATCAACTTGGAAAAGAGTATTCTTATAAAGTTTACTCATTAAAGATTCTGTGATCTTTAACATTTCTAAATTATCATTACATACGATAGTTGTACTGAAAGTCATATTCAATGGAAGAAAGTTTGTTTCCATTGAAAAAGTTTTCAATACTCCATCATATTCTCTAACAAATTCAGATCTTACAAACTTATTTGTTTGGCTTCCTGAATCTATTGATATTCCTGTTAGCTGTAAAATACCACGAGGTACTACTTCATAATCTCCAATAGCTTTGCCTGCTGCTTCAGCATCAAACAAAAAATTATCCATCAAAAACCTCCCATCACCTGTTATAGAATAAAAGAAAGGAAGCGGTATCTTTTTTAAAGTGCTCTCGTCTATTTGGTTATAAAAATATACCTTTTCTCGTAATTCTGCTAAGAGTGCTACAATAATATATCTTATGATCGTATTATCATAATTATACTCTTGATTATATGCTGACATCTAGAATGTTAATTTTTCTTGTATTATATTTATCCAATAGTTTCAATTATAAATTCACTAAAGCCTGCATCTTTAGTTATTTCTAACTTTTTGTCAAAATATTCACTTGGTAATACTGTATGATTTATTACAAATGTATTAAGGCCTATATCTTGTATAGTATCATGAAGTATATTAATTATATGATAAACCCCATCTGAGTCAATAGATGAGAATATTTCATCTAAAAATAAAATGTTAAGAGAAGGGAACCTAACTTTAATCATTTTCATTAAAGCCATAATAATTACAAAATCTACTTTTTTCTTCTCGCCTGTACTTAAAGTTTTTGGACTGATTAAGGTTCCTAAATGATGAAGAGTACAATTAAACTTATCATCAAACTTAATGGCAAAAGGAATTCCCATTTCCCTTCCCATTAAAAGAATGTGATTATTAAAAGAAGGTAAAATAGATCTTACTGCTAAATTTTTAATACCACCTTCTCCCATTAAATTTTCTAAGATAGTTAGATAATAATCTTCACCTTCGCTTTTTAATTTACCATCAGTCTTGGTTTTCTTACGTGATTTAAAATCTTTTACTAATTGCTTAAGATTAGTTGAAGAATCTGATTCATCTTTCTCGGCCAATTCAATTAACTTATTCTTAAGATTTTCCATCTCTACTTCTAACTGCCCTTTTCTTACATGAATTTCTCTACCTTTTAGTCTTAAATCATTTAATCTTTTTACCGAATCATCATACTTCTTTTTGGCATTTTCAAAGTCTTCTTCTAAAGTTACTAGAGTTTCTTCTTTTTCTTTTTTAATATCTAAATGAAAATCAGACGTAAGTGGAGCTGTACAAGTAGGACAAGTAGAATTTTCAAACAATTTTAAATCACTTTTAATATTTGAAATTTTGTGCTTAAGAGTAGAATGTTCTGTTGACTTGTTTCTAGAGTCTAATTCTGTAGATTCTAATTTTGTTTTAAGAGTAGCAGTAATTTCTTGTAAAGTTTTTCGTTTCTTATTTAATCCTACCAAATCTTGTTTTAGTTTCTTAACCTTAGATTTATCCTTTTCTGCTGTAAGTATTTCTATTTGCTCAATTTTATCATATACCGAATCGATAGATTCATTTAGAGTTCTTATTTCATCCTCAAAGGTTTTAATATCTTCTATGATACTTCTTCTTTTTTCTTTTACAGCTTCTGCCATCTCATTGATAATAGAAAAACCAAATATCTTATCTATAATTCTTTTCTTATCATACGGAGACATTGTTATGAAAGACTTAAAATCATTAACAGAAAGTATAATTACATTTTTGAATACATGATAAGGTATTTCATAAATTTCTGTTTCTAAGAAATCTTGAAGATTTACTTTACCTGCAACATCATATTCTGCTCCATTGAGTTTTACATTAAATATTCCTGGAGATATTCCTCTTTCTATTTCTACACGATTACCTTTACTCTCTAACCAAATTTTACCCCAAAGAGCTTTATTAACTCTGTTA